ATCTTGTACTCTAAACTTTGTTTCACTTCTTTGTGAAAGTACAATACCAGTTTCTACTACAGCATTGGTTCCAATCTTTACGATTGCTGTTAGGTTGCCATCATTTACTAAATCATCACCGCTTGGTGATTCTTGTGTTGCACCTAAATATCTTTTGTTAATCGGACGTCCCATTTGATTCTCCTTATGACGTTCTAGGTCTACGCAGTGGGTCAGTTCTGCATAAGTCCTCCTCTCGAGGCACGATTTATGACAAAAGTATTTATCTTTTTTGGCGGTCATAAAAAAACTCGCACAAGGCGAGTTTTAAGACAGAGCGGAGAAAGTGAGTAACAAGCCTAGCAATGTGCAAGGGCGTGGTATACATCCCCTAAGCAAAAAACAAAAAACAAAATACACAAGCGTCTCTTATATCCAGTCAGCAATATGCAAACCTGTTAAGGATAATATTAGACTGGAGCACGATGACGGAGGCTTGAAATGCCATTAATCTATCGTAAGATCCGCTTACTCGGTGCCTGTTCTCTTTTCTTTCTCCTCTCTGGGTAGTTTGCCGAGCCTCTTAAAAGGACTTCTCGGCTTAACTACCAAACCTTAAAGGATGTCTGCCTTCTCAAGGAAACGAGCAGTTTCCTCGTTGAGTTGGATTTCAGTTTGAATATTCAGTTCAAGAAGTTCGTCCTGTATCCTTTGCTTCTGCCTCTTTAGATCAGCAGCAGTACGACGAAAGTCTTCAACTTCTTCTTCGGTAAAGATAGAAGTAACTACGCCTTCAAACCCGTACATACGACGATCGCCACTGTCTTCACTTTGCTTTTTGAGCCGTCCGTTAAGAACTTTCAGTGCTGTTTGCGAACCTTTATTAGCAAGCATGTTATTATAACCGATTTGCTTTTCAAGATAAGCAACATTAGTAAGGTAACCATTAATACCAGATTCGGCATTTGCTTGTGCAACTTTTTCACGAATCTCGTACAGGGCCATTACTAGTTTGTTGCGAGTTGCAGCGTGTGTCCAAAAACGATCACGAACAGCTTGAATCTGTTCTCGTACATCTTCAAACTCATTAAGATCTACTTGTGTAGGTAAGTCGAGACCTTTAATCATCTCGTTAATGTTGCTTTGGATTGCGTTTGCCTTGCGAAGTGTAAGTTTCATTGCCTGTATCTCCCGTGTGCCTAACTTGTTAACACATTAACATCTTATACAGACTTGTCAACCAAAAAAATAGGCCCCGAAGGGCCTATTTTGTTTAATCATTAAACTATCTTACGAGAAGCTTACATTACCGTTAGTAATGTCTACTTTACCTAGATAGTCAGCTGCGTTACCTAGCGATGACGCAGTGTTTGTTAACTCAACATAACCGTAGCGAGTCATAAAGCTAACTACTGGTTCGAATGTTGACGGATCTAGTACAACACCTGAGCTCATTAGTGGGATATATGGGCAATAGAACGCTGCTGCGTCTGACTCTGAAGTACCCTTATAACCAATAAGTACTGGTGCATCGTCGCTGCTATAAGTGTTTACATAAACCTTCATAGCGTTGTTTAGAGTACCAACCATCTTAGTGTTAGTTGGTGCTTCAAATGTACCTTCAGTAGTACGTGCAAATGCACTTGTAGTTGCTGACTGAAGAACAGTTAGCGCAAATGGGCTAACAACTGCCCAGTTACCAGCGCCACGACGTGTACGCTGAGCGATTAGGTTTGATACTCTGTTGATTTGAACAGCAAGTGCTGCGTGCTCGTCACCGACAAAAGTAGCTGTACCTGAAACTGCTGCCTGATCGTATGTTTCAGTTGCATCACCTGCTAGTGCTGCAAGTGAAGCTAGAACTTCTTGATCGATTTCTGCAGTGATTTCTTGTGCTAGAGCAGCCATGATTTCTGCTTCAACGTCAATACCATGCATTGCTTGAGCATCTTGTGCTGCTTCAAAAGTCCAACGTGCTGATAGCTTTCTTGACTTCGCTTCAACAGTTTGCTTCAAGATTTGGATTGACATTCTGTTTCCAGCAACGCCTTCCATAGCTGCTGTTGGACTAGGTGCATCATTCGAGCTTGGATTACCTGAATAGTTTTCGGCAATCTTGAATGGGCTTAGTGCTTCTTCACCTGCTGTTGCGCCGTTGTTGCCATCAGCATAACGAACACGTAGAGTGTGAATCTGTGCAACTGGGCCAGTCATTGGCTGAACACCAACTAGTTCGTTTGCAATAACAGTTGGCATAACACGTCTAATAACAGGTAGGATAACTCTGTTTAGTGTTGCGATATTTCCAGCAGAAGTAGCACCAGCTGTTGCGCTTTCTGACAGATACTTTCGAGTATTCTCAAGTGTTGCTGCCATTACGCTTTTCTTGTTGCCGTCTAGGCCTTCAAGAAGAGCTGATTTTGTGTCCTGCCAGCGGCTTTCTAATAGTTCTGACATCATTATCTCCTTAATTTAATCCAGCAAGACGTCTTAGGTCGAGTACATTTGAATCGTCTGCTTGTGTTGTTTGTGTCATTTTTTGTTTTTGGTCTCTATTGCCTGTTACTTCTTTTGCCTCTGATAATACTGCCTTGCGCTTTGCTGGAGTGTTGCCATCAATAACTGAAGGTAAGTACTTTTCGAAAGACTTTTGTAGTCTATCTGTCTGTACACTTTCCAGTAAGTCTGTCATTATTTCACGTTGATCCTTTGATAGAGGATCAACTAGATCATTCATAATCTTTTCACGACGAGCTGTTTCAACAAGTTTCTTGTTGTTTAGCTGTTGCTGTTCAGCAAGCTTGATTGCTTTTTGAGCAGCTACTTTTGCTTCTGCAAGTTGCTTGTCTTTTACATTTAATACTTTTAATAGCTTAGATGTTTCGCTCTTTTCGTTTAGATAGCTGTTTGAATATTCTGATGCAAATGCTTCAAACAGTTTACGACCGAAGTCGTTGTTTCGTGCTTCGTCAATATCTTCTTTTAGCTGTGTGATTTCGCTGCGTAGAGCTTTGTCAACAGTTTCTGATATTACACCAGCACTTCTTTCAATAAAGGTCTTTTTAACCTTATTGAAGTGTGTTTTAGCTTCACGAACTAATCTTACTTTAGTTTCAGCTAAATCTTTTTTATCTTCGTAGAACTCTGCGATTTCAGATGAAAGTGCTTCTACAACAAACTCTTCAAGTTTGGCATACTTTGACTGCATTGCTTTCTTGTCTTCACGAAGTTCAAGTACTTCTTTTCTTAGCTGATCTACTACAAACTCTTTTAGAAGATCTGCATTTTCACGCATAGCAACAGCATATTTTGCTTTTGCTTCTGCAAGTTGTTTACGATCTTCTGCAAATTCTGCAATTTCTTCAGCTAGACGCTCTTCAAGCAGTTGATCAATTGATTCAACCATTGTCTGCTTGTCGTGCTCGTACTTTTTTGCAAACTCTTCGCGAAGTTCAGCAGTAGCAGCTTGACGGTTTTCTTTAACCTTTTGTTCCCAAGCTTCTTGAAGTTCTGCTTTAACTTCTTCTGAAAGTGCATTACTCTCAAAGAGTGATTTAAGTGCGTCCAACATGTTGTTCTCCTTGTTCAACGGAGCCCGCTTATTATTTTTAATAAGCTCTCTTTTAAATATTTTTGTGCCTTTTGGTCTTCTCTAGTTGCCTCTGCTAATTCCATTGCCTTATACCCTCCACGATTATTCATTAGGTGTTCGTAGATTGGTGTTGGGTATGCACCAGGGGCGCTGGGCTGAGCCACAGCGTCCACAGTGATTATTTCAAAGTCTGATACTTCTCCGGAACCGTCTTCTCTAACGTTTCCGCTACCTCTCGATGAAACACCTAGTTTTACACCTGCTTCAAGCATGGTTTTAACTAGCTGTCCCATCGGAGTTGGTAGTATTTTCATTTTCCCGTAACCGTTCGGGCCATCCATCCACATTTCTGTGATCATATGACTTACACGGTCCAAGTTTATGTTGAGACCTTCTGGATGATCAACTTCGCCGAGAACTGAGTAACCTCCGCTTATTTGATCATTGAGAGTTTTGACAGCCCTACCAATT